CCTCTAACAAAGCAACACCACCACCAGGAAGTATCCCCTCTTGTAACGCAGCCTGAGTAGCATTAATAGCGTTATCAAACTTTAGCTTCTTGGCGTTAAAGTCAGTGTCTGTGTAAGCTCCTACTCGAATCACCCCGATTCCACCTGTTAAACAAGCTAAACGTTCTTCAAGTGTGTTTTTCTCATATTCACTGGTAGTTTCAGCTATCTTATTCTCAATACTCTTTATACGCTCTGGCAAGTTATCTGATGCCTTTCCACCAATAATGGTACAGTTTGTCTTTGTTACGATTACCTTATCAGCTTTACCACACCGGGCTTCAGTTGTTTGGTCGAGCCTCATGCCAGCTTCTTCACTCATTACCGTAGCTCCTGTTAGAGCCGCCATATCAAACAAGAAGTCTTTTGCTCGTGATGCTGTAAATGGGTTCTTCACACAGGCAATACTGTACTTACCGACTTTCTGTGTTCCGTCTTTACCAATTGTTGCAACTGTGTTATTGGATTGAATAAGGCTAGCTAGAGCAAGACTGTCTACATCATCAGCAATAATTAAGATGCTTCGGTTTCCTGTCTTATCAATACTGTCCATAACAGGCTTTATTTGTTCGTTGAGAGATATTTTGCGGTCAACAAGTAGAATATATGGATTTTCTAGTACACATTGTTCACGTTCAAAGTCATTGATGAAATAAGGGACAAGTAAGCCAGAATCAAATCGTGCACCTTTTACTACCTCTTTTGAATAGCCAATCTTTGATGACTTTTCCACAGTTACTACACCATTTATCCCCACTTCTTGTATAGTCTCAGAGATAAGTTTAGCTACTTCTTGGTCAAGAGAAGATATAGTTGCAATACGTTCTATGTCTTCTGGTTTTACTTCACGCTTTAGCTTTTCCAGTTGTGATAGAACTTCTTTGAGACCATTGTGTAATCGTTGTCTAACTTCTTGAATCTTACTGGAATCATTCTCAATTTCTTTAAACGCCTCATTCACTATTGCGTTAGTTAAGACTGTCGTTGTTGCTGTTCCATCTCCACCTTCAGTTGAAGTCCTTAGAGCTGCTTTACGGAGCATTTTAAGCCCCATATTCTCGTATTTATCTTTGAACTCTAGGTTCTTTAGGATTGTTACACCATCATCTGAGATAATAGGGTCAAGACCTTCCCAGTCGATAATAGCTGTCATACCAACAGCACCAAGTGTTGGAGCAACAGCCAAAGTTGCTTTATTAATTCCTTCCTTAATTTTTAAACGACCTTCGTTTCCTAGTTTTATCTCTTTACTCATAGAACAGCTAGTACGTCCTTAATGTTAATAAACTTTAGTTTGAGTTCACTTATATCGTGTGTGTCTGGTGAGTATTTAGCGAAGACAACAGTGTCTCCGTGAGCAAGTTGTCTATTACCAATATACACTGGCATATCAGGCAATATCTCAACCACACCTTTAAAAATCGACTCATCTTGTACCTCTACAGTTTCAAAGCCCTCTTGTTCTTTAGGCTCTGGCTTCTTTACGGCTATGTAGTTTGATGAAATTATCATTTCTTTCCGTGTACTAGGTTAAACCCAGTTTCAAATGTTTGTAATAAATCCTTGAAGTTTTCTCCTCTATCACGAGCTACCTTTCTTGAGTTATAGAAATATGGGTCTCGTATTCTGTCCGTTATGTGTCTTATGCACCACGTTCCACATTTATGCTTTACCTTGTAGTAAGCGATAGTTTGCCACGAGTCTATTTGTTTTCTAGCTCTACCAATAAAGTCTTTGTTGCATTGTTCACAGTAGAAGTCGAGTAATTCAATGTCCTTAAATCCTTTTATGTCCTTTAGCACAGCATCTCTTTTCTTCTCTACTTCTTGGTGGTAATTCTTATCAGCTGTACGCCTTTCTTGACGATTGATTAGCTCTCGTATGTAAGAATGGTCTTCAACTAAAGGATGTGGTGTTTGGTCAAAATTCATAGCCCAAATATTCCTTTAAATCCTTTTTCTTCCTTAATCATGTCGTCGTAATCTTTTTCAGTTCCCTCGCTTATAAACACACCTTTTCCATTACCTACATTTGGTAACTTTTCTATATCCTTACCAGTTAAAGCGTCCAGAGCTTTTGGGTCTTTCTTGGACAGTTTCCATAGTCTTTTAATCCTCTTCAACATTTCGTTTTTGTGTTAATAAACCTTTTATTTTATTCTCCATTTGCTTTACTTCTTGTTGGACAGTTTCGTTAAAAAAGAAGTTATAATTGTTTATTCCTTTTGGTTTTTCTGGGTCTTCTACACCATAAATATTCGTAGCGTGTTTTAGTCCTTTGTCTATAAGATTACCATCTTCTGACTGTAATAACTCATCTACTTTCTCTGCTATTTTCTTTGGTGTTACTCCTTGTTCTTCTAGTGCGGATTTTAATGTTTGCCTCTTGACTTCTATGGCTTTTATGATACTAGGTTTTGCTAGGTTTTCTGTCGCTATTACAGATGCAACTTTCTCTGGCTTATTACTTTCTATATCATAATTCTTCAAGGCTGCTTG